TCACTCCACCCGCAGCCGGTCGCGCAGCAGGAGGTAGTCGTTGGCCAGGGTCTTGAGGGCCGAGCAACCGGGGGGTGTGGTTGGGTCGTTGGCTTGGCAGGCGGGGGGCAGGGCCGCGATTTCGGCGGCGACGGCGGCTTGGAAGGGGGGCGCGTAGGGCGTCACCAGGGCCGCGTCGGCGCTAGAAGGTTCCGTCGCGCAGGCGGCCAGCCACGGCGCGGTCAGAAGGAGGGCGAAGGCGTAGCTGCGCATGGCGTTTCTCCAGCGTTCGTCGGCTGTTTTCCAGGCGGGCGGCGCGGTCGCCGGCGAGAAAGGCGAGGATCGTCGGCGCCAGCGCCGCCAGGCCCCGGAGAAGGTTACCGAGGATGGTGAGAAGGACGGTCATTCGCCGGCCAGGCGCGCCTCGACCAGGCGCTTGACCTCCTCGGGGCCGAGCTTGAAATGGCGGACCGCGTCGGGCACCCGGTCGATGACGTAAGACGCGGCCTCGGCGGCGATGGTGGAGCGCAGTTCGACCTTGCCGAGGTCGGCCGCCGCGCGCTTGGCCTGCTCGCGGGCGTAGCCGATGCCGCGCGCCAGGGCGTCGTCGAGATAGAGCCGCACGCGGTCGTCGGCCTCGAGCCCGAGCTTGCGGCCGAGCCGCGCCACCGCCCACACGCCGACCGCCGTCAGCGCCGCCGCCAGGGTGTCGATGAGCATGCCGAGAAGCGGCGAAAAATCGATTTCCATGGTCTAGTCTCCTTGCGGAAAAGCCGCCCGCCAGGCGGCGATGAAATGCTCGGTCGCGCCGGCCCCGGCGGCGGTGTTGTAATGCGCCTTCCAATAGCCGGCGCGGGCCGCGAGCGTGATCGGCAGGGGCGCCGCCACCCGCCGGTAAATCAGCCGGGCGATGGCGGCCGCGTAGCGGAGATTGGTCGCCAGTTGCACCGTGCGATCGGGGCTCGGCGCGGCCAGGGCGGCGGTCTTGGCGGCCAATTCTGAGCGATAGGCGAGGTAGTTGCGCCAGACATCGTCGTGGGTCGCGGGCTCGATCTGGAAGAAACCCAGCGCCGGTCCTCCCCCGCGCTGGGCGAGCCAGCGCAGGCCGCCGCTCTCGGCCAGCGCGGTGCCGAGCAGCAAGTCCTCGGCCGCCCGTGACCAGAGGCCGAGATGGACCAGCGCCGGCCGCAGCGCCAAGCGGCGAAAATCGTCCGTGTCCACGCTCAATCCTCGAGCCCGCCGGCGAGCGCCACGCCGACCGCCTTGGCCTGCACGTCGAGCTTGTCCTCGATCCGCTCCAGCCGTCGCGACAGTTCGCGCTCCAAAGCCTTGACCGCGACCAGGGTCACGTAGCGCTCGGCGACATGGGTGCGGTAATCGGCGAGCTCGACCCTGAGATCGCCGAGCACGCGGCGGGTATGCAGGGTCAGCGCCCACAGCCCGCCCAGGAGCGGCGTACCGACGACCGCGATCAGCGGCCAGGGAATGGCGACATCCATGGCAGGGAATCCATCGATAGGGGGATGAAGAGATGGGCGCGACCAGGCGCGACGGCGCGGCGGTATCCGTGAACGACGGCCCCTTACGCGGGCCAGTTCGGTTGGTAAGCGTCGAGATCCGCCGGATCGGTCAGCGCCGCGAGTTCGGCCAGCGCCGTCGCCGGCAGGTCGCGGAGCGCCCGCTTGCGGGTGGCGACCCCGATCTGAGAAGCGATGTCCTTGGTCTCGATGGCGCGAAGCTGGGCGACATCCTCGGCCGCGAGACGGCGGTCGCGCTCGACCCGCAGGCGGCCCAGCACCAGCGCCCGGGCGCGGTCAAGATCGATATCGACCACCCCCGGCGCGGCCATGCGCCAAGCGGCGCGCAAGGCGCCGCGATAAGGGAGCGCGACGGCCTCGATCACCTCGGCGTCGGTCACCCCCGCCGGCACGTCCTTGGCCTGGATACGCCGCACCGCCTCCGCTTCGGTCTGCCCACCGGTGGCGATGCCCTCGACGTAATCGCGCGCCGCGCGCGACGCCACCCCGGCGGCGACCAACCCGGCGGTCTCCGCCTCGACCCGGTCGGCCGACACCAGCCCACCCGCGCCCGTCATCGCCGCCACCACATCGGGCGCCGGAATGAGCACGTTCAACACGCCGTCCGCACTGGTAAAAACGACCCGTTTTTTCGTCATCCGATACTTGTCCCCTGATTCCCGAGCCCGGCTCTACTGGTCACCGAAAAACGCCGCCGTCATCAGCGCCGGTTCGACGAAATTTCCGTTCTTATCGAAGGCGGTCACGGTCGCCGAGCCGGCCGCGAGGCTACTGACGTTGCCGGCGATGCCGCCGCCGCCGGATGCCGCGATGAGCGCCGAATAGGTTACCGTCGAAAAGGCGGTGGAAAAGTTCACCCCCCACACGCCGACGCCGCCATCGGTGATCGACGAGACGTTGTGGCCGGCGCCGATCACGTCCGTGACGCCGTCCCAATGGACCCACGCCTTGGCGACCCCGGGGTGGTTCTTGACCCGGTTCGGCGAGACATAGACGTTGCCGGCGCCGGCCGCTTCCATCTCGGCCTGGGTCGCTACCCGCTGGCCGTTGGAAACCGGCGATATGAGCTTGAAGCTGGTCCCGTCGTAAAGCGCCTCGACCGGCTGCCCGGCGGCAATGTCGCCGGCGACGATCGCCGAGCCGTCGCCCTTGAGGAGCGACTTGACGCCCTTGCCGTTGACGTTGAGCGTCGCCGCGCCCGAAACGCTGGCGTTGGCCGCCTTGAAACGCACCACCAGACCGGCGGCATAGGCCGCGATCGGCGGCGTGAGCGTCACCACATAGGCATCGGCGACCCCCGCGTCGGCGGCGTAGATCTCGGCCCCCGCCTGGCGCAGGGCATCGGCCAGGCTGGTGGCGGCGAGATACGGCGTGAACTGGTTGGTGGCGGCGTCGATCTCGCCCAACGTGATCCAATCGGTGCCGTCGTGGACCTTCATCGGCCAGGGCGTGCCCGAGTCGTCGAGCCAGACCATGCCGGCGGCCGGGTTGGTTGGCGCGGTCGCGCCCTTGTTCAAGGTCTTGGCGGCGTCGAGAATGCCGTTGAGCTCGCCCCTGGCCGTGGCCATGACGAGGTTCTCGACGACGTAGTTGGTGACTTGGCTCATCGCTTCGCTCCAGATGTCGGAGGGCAGGGATCGGAGAGCAGAGGCAGCGCCATGATTCGCCTCGCTTTCGATTTTGGATAACTGTTCTCGGCCGTCTAGGCGGACCTCCCGTAACCCTTGGCGATCCAGTCGACGGCGCGGACGACACGCGCGCCGCCGGACGAGAACACCTCGACGTCGCAGCCGCTCGCGGTCTGGTTGGTGACCATGAGGCGGTCGCCAGAGGCGCCGTCGCGGACGGAAATGGCGATGGCCGGCACCGCCTTGAAGGCCGGCGAGAAGGCGATCGACTTGACCCCGGTCGAGAGCGTGACGACGCCGGCGCCCGAGAGCGTCCGGTCGGGCATGTCGATTTGCACGGTCAGCGCCGAGAGCACCGGGGTTTCGTTGGCGTTGGGCGCCGCGAAGCGCACGCGGAACTGATGCGCGCGCGCCGTGTAATCGCCGGCCACCAGCGTCGTCCAGGCCGACCAGACCGGCGCGCCGGCGGGGTCGTCCTGGGTCGTGCGGATATCGAGCGCGACGTCGGTCGCGGTCGGCGCGGTGCCATCCCACGGACGGTTGAGATCGTCCCAAAGCTGCGCCAGGTCGTCCCACAAATCGGAACGCTGGGCGCCCGAGACGGTCATCGTCGACGAGACTCGGCTTGTATAGACCGCGCCGAGATCGGGGCCGGAGAACTGGTAATCCCCGGCCGTCTTGGTCGCCGCCAGTTCAAGGTTGGCAACGTTGAGCACGACGTCGGTCTTGGTCCCGGTCCAGCCCGGGTCTTCCGTCTGGGTGGCGACCACGTTGAGGTTTTGCAAGCTGGCGATGGCCGAGGCGACGCTGGCTTCGGCGGTGCTCTCGCGGCCGCCGAGATCGACCGCCTTGATCAGATAGGTCCCGACCAGCGCCGGCGCGACAATGCTGGTCGCCGGGCCGGCGATCTTGGCGACGAGATCGCTCGCGCCTGCCCAACTCGCGCCGGTCGTGACGGCGGCGAAGCGCAAGCGGTAATGCGAGAGATCGAGATCGGCCACCGGGTCCCAGGATAGATAGGCCTGATCGCCGACGATGTTGAGCGCCAGGCCGGTCACGTCGGCCGGTGGCGCGGTCGAGCCTACGATCATCCGCTGCGCCATGACCCAGGTCGAGCGCGCGCCGAGCCCGTTGACCGCGCGCGCCCGGACCTCATAGGTGGCGCCGTCCTCGACCCCGCTCATGGCGCGCCGCGTCGCCGTGCCCAAGCCGATGTCTATCCAGTCGGGCGCGCCGACCTTGCGGCCCTGGACCTCGAAGGCGGCGACGAAGGCGTCGGCCGGCGCCGTCAGATCGACGATCAGCCGCGAGGTCAGGGCGCCGGCGGTCGGCGCGACCACGTCGTCGGAAAGCGTCAGGCCCGGGGTCTCGACCGCGTAGGGCGCCGGCAGGGCGGTGTTGGGCGCCGGATCGACCACGCTGGCGTCGGCGTCGGGGTCCCAGGCGTAGACGGCGGCGGCGGTTTCCTTCAACACCAGATCGACGCCGAGATCGGTCGAGAGCTTCCAGTCGATCACTTCGAATTCCTTGGCCGACCAGCCGAGCCTGGCGATGGTCACGGCGACCGTGTCCATTACGGCGAGCCGCAGCGCCGTCAGCTTGGCCGGGAACTCGACGACGATGCCTTGGCGGTCGCGCTCGTTGGTCAGCTTGGCGAGGCGCTGGGCGCGCATCTGGTCGGTGACGTTGGCGAGTTCGATATCCTTGAACAGCCGGGCGCCGTCGGCCGCTTCCCAGGCGGCGTTGGTCTGGGGCACGAAATCGGTCGGCTGCCAGCCGTTCGCGCGGTCGGTGAAGACGCCGCGCACGGCGTTGTGCAGGTCGCGCTTGCCGGGGCGCGGCCGGACCTTGATCTCGGCGCGAAGATCGCTCTCGGTCAGGGTCACCGTCGCCGGGCCGGTATAGGCGCCGGCGGTCATCACGTAGAGGCCGCCGGCGTAAACCAACGCGCCGTGCATGGCGGCGATCAGCGGCGGCACGATATCGACCGGCCGGGCGTCGAGCGAGATCACCCCGTTGGAGGTATAGCGCGGCTGTGATTTGCGGGTAAGGAACTGATTGCCGGCGCCGGCGTCGGTCAAATCGATACCGCTCGAGGCGCTCGCCCGGGCGTTGGCGAGCGAGGTCGCCAGGAAGAACTTGGTCGCCGTCAGCGGCACGGCGTAATACCGCGTGCCCGCCACCAGCGGCGCCGGCAATGCGCCGGTGGTGGTGAGCTCGATCCCATCGCCGACATCGAGCGCCAGCGGGCGCTGGCCGGCGGGCACGAACTGGGTGCAGACGTTGGACGCCGGATCGGCGGTGAAATTGAAGCCCGGCGTCGCCGCCGGCAACGTCACCTCCTCGTCGCAGATATTGGCGGCGGCGATCGCGGCGGCATCGTCGATCTCGGTCGCGGCGTCGGCGCCGAGGCCGTGCTCGGAAACCAGATAATCGCGCAAGACCAGGGCGGCGTTGTCGGTCCAGCCCGTCGTCGACGTGCGCGGATCGAAGACCTTGCGGCCGCGCACCACGGCCTTGATGTTGGGGATGCCGTTGGGATAGGCGTCGCGGTCGAATTGCAGGCGGGCGTAGGTGTAGGCGATGCCGCGCAGGCGATGGTTGCCCGACCACTCGTTGGTCTCGGCGATCAGGTCGGCATCGGCGGCCTGACCGTCCGCGCCGAGATGGCGCTTGATCCGCTGGAAACCGGCGAGGCGTGTCAGGCCGTCGTTGAGATCGAGGCTTTCGGCGCCGAAGAACACCTCGCCGATATGGTCGACCTCGTGTCCGGCCAGCGGGATCACCAGATGCAGGAAGGTATTGCCGACCGCGCCGATGGTCGGCCCGGTGGTGGTCACGAACACCAGCGGCCCCGAGACGATCCGCTCGCCATAGATCACCCGCCGAGGCTCGGCCGAGGTGCGGATCATCCGCGTGATGCCCTGCTCGCGCCCCCGGAAGTCCTGGAACGACGGCGATTTTGGCTTGGGCGTCAGCGCCTGCGCCAGGAAGCCGAGGCCGATGTTGGCGATGGCGAGGGCGATGCCGATGGGGCCAGTGACCGCGCCGATGGCGACTTTGAGCACGGTTTGCAGAACGACGCCCTTGGGCATGCCTAAATCCTCCAGCCGACGATCGCGGACGACAGCGGATACTCGACCAGGCCGCGTTCGGCGGCGACATGGACGCCGAGCGGCGTGACCACGCCGAAGGCCGGCCCGGCCGGCGTCGGCACCAGCACCAGATCGCCGCGCCCCGCCAGCTTGGTCGTGGCCAAGCGCGGCCCCAGCAGCGCGTCGCCGAACGGCGCGGTAATGCCGCGCTCGCCGCAATACCGCCTGATCGCGCGCCAGGCCCCGGTCTCGGTCGCGTAGCGTCCGCGAAACCAGGCCGCCGGGTCGTGGCCCGTCACGGCCTTGACACAGTCGGCCGCGAACAACGCGCAATCGTGGCGCCCCCAAGCGAAGGGCCGCGCGCGCGCCGCTGTCACGGTCTCGGCCAGCCGCTCCGGCCAGTCGGGATGGCGCCGCGGCCAAGGCGTTGGCCGCAGGCCAGAGGACAGAGGACAGAGATCAGAGGACGGATTGCTCCTCTCGCGTCCCTTGTTCTCTGATCTCTGTCCTCTGTGCTCTGTCATCCGAGGCTCCTCCCCCAGATGATCTCCTTCTCGACCGACTGCGAGACGAAGGCCAGGCCCTGGTCGCCCGGGAAGCGTTCTTGCTGATCGGCGTCGGTGTAGCGGCGCTCGCGCGGGTGGTCCCAGTCGATCAAGCGGCTCTCGGCGGTGACCGTCACGGTGGCGGTCTCGGCGAGGGCCACGTCCATGGTGTCCATGCGGCCGGCGAAAATCGTCACCGGCGCGCCGATCATCAGATTGGCCGCGTCGAGAAACGCCAGCCAGACGGTGGCGATGCGGCCGATCACGTCTTCGTTCAGGGCCAGCGAAATGACCGATGTCGGAATACCGGAAAGCGTCAGCGTGATGCCCAATGCCTTTTGCTCGATCGTCTCTTCGGCGATGCCGATCGAGCCCAGGGCGCCGGCACCCGAATAGGTGCCGCCGTTCCAAACCAGATCGCCAAACCCCGACCACAGTCGGGTAACCCCTGAATCGAATTGCAACTCGACCAGCAGGACCGGCCTGGCCCCCTGGGGTTTGAGCGATTCGGTTTGAGCGGCAATGGTCAGCGCGCGGCTCATGACAGTGCCTCCACGGCCATGAACGAGAGCCCGCGCACGACGCCCATGGCATCCGCGTCCCAGGCCGCCTGATCGTCGTTCACCAGCATCATCGTGCAGGTCGGATTGATGATGTCGATGGCCGCGTTGTCGGCTGGAATGGTTCGCAACGGCGGCTCGAACGCGATCTGCGCCTGGCCATAAACCGCGTCGGTGCCGGCTTGGCTGGTGACGATCTTGAGTTCGCCGCCGAGCGCCAGATAATCGCCCGGCATCAGCGGCGCGACGCCCGTCGCCGGCCAGCCCCAGGTCAAGATCGACGCTCCGGTCTGGCCGGCGCCCTTGACGGCCGGGCCGGTCGGGCGGGTGGCGGCGACGGTGGTGGTCGGCACGTAGGGGCTTGCGCTGGCGGCGGTCTCCATCTGCGCGCCCCACAGCGCCAACCCGATGCCGCCGGCCGAGATGTAACTGGTTAGGCCGCCGGTCATCAGATAGACGCGATGCGTCGCCAAGGCGCTGGCGATCGCTGTGGCCGTCAGTTCGCAACGAAACCAGCCGCTCGCGATCTCGGTGATCCGCGCCGCGTCGGCGCCGGCCCCGACGGTCGCGGTCTTGGCGGTCAGATCGAAATCGGCGTAGGTCGAGGCCGGGAACGAGCCCGACCCGAGCTGCTCCAAGCGCAGTTGCGAGCGCCCGCCGGCCTTGGCGAACGCCGAATAGGTATACTGCGCGGCGTTGACGACGGTGATGTTTTGCAGCGCAAAATGCGTGTCGGCCGGATTGGTCGCGTCCTCGAACAGGCTCAGTGCCGTCGTCGTCCCGTCCGGCGCCGTCGTCGCCGTGGCCGGCACGTTGGTCCGCGCATAGCTCCACGGGCTGGTGTCGATAGCCTGGCTTTCGAGCATCAGGTTTGTCGCGCCGGCGATCGAAACGTCGCCGCCCACCGGCGTCCGGTGGTCGGGGTCGAAGCCCAGGAATCGCCCCGCGCCACCCCGCAACTGGGTCAGGAACGCGCGCCAGGCGGCGGCCTGGGCCTGGCTCATGGGCGGCAGCTCGTATTCGGCCGTCCACAAGGCGCCGGGCAGTTCCAGGGTCTGAACGGCCTTGTTGAGCAGCGAGACGTGGCGCTGGGTATTGGTGCCGAGGCCGAAGCGGCTGGCGGCCAATCCCGGCGTGCCGGGCATGGTGAGCGTGGTCATCGCGATACCTTGGTTGACAAAGGGGGAGCCGGCGTAGCGGGCATGCGCGCGCGGCGGCTCATGCCCGCTTAAACGCCGGCGGTGAAGGCGATGGCGCCCGAGCTTTCGAGCGCGATCGAGAAGGTTTCCTCGCCATTGAAGTCGCCGCCGCGCTCATAGGCGGTGATCAGGAAGGCGCCCTGCCAGGTGTCGCCGTTGCCCGAGATGATCTGGAAATTGTTGATGCCGGCGGCGGCGGCGTAACCGCGCACGGTCTCCTCGGCCGCCGAATCGGTGAACACGCCGCTGGCCGAGAGCGACATCGATTGCACCCCGGCCCCGGCCAGGAGCGCGCGCATGCCGCTCGAATCCTTGGTAGTCACGTCGATAGCGCCGGTGTTGACCGTGAAGCGCGTCGCCCGCAGGCCGGCGACGGTGGTGAAAGTCTCGGTCGGCTGGGCGCCGTCGCCGACCTTGAGCAGAAACAGGGAACCCTTTTGCGCGGACATGGTGATCTCCTTGGGTGGGAACGAAAAAGGGCGGCCGATGCCGCCCGTCGATGACGCCGGTGCGCGGTTGCGCGCGGCTTAGGCCGGATGGGTAACGGCGCGGAAGCGGCTGATGCCATGATAGGTCAGCCCGTCCTCGTCGAGCAGGCTCTCGGCGAAGTCGAAGCGCAGGTTGACCAGCGCCTGGCCGGTCACCGCGAGGCTCGCGTCGTGAAGAATGCGGTGGAGCGCGGCGAGAATGGTCTTAACCTCCTTGTGGCCCCGCGCCCGGCTCCAGGCGTGGAGCGTGAGCGTCGCCTCGATGCCGTCGAGCCCGGCGCCGCCCCAGGCGCTCGCCGTCGCCTCGCCGACGGTGACGTAAGGGAACGCCGCCCCGGCCGGGACATGGTCGTGAACCCCCTGGACGAGGCCCATCAAGGTGCCGTCCCCGGTCAGCGCCGCGTAAACGGCGCGCTGCACTTCCCACGAGCTGTCGACCGACATCGCGGCATCCTTTCCGGGATGTGATTGGGCTGGTCTGGTAGCGGTGGGCCGGCAAGGTCCGGCCGGGGGTTCAGTCCGCGCGCGCCGCCGCCTCGGCCACCAGCTCGCCAATGATCGCGCGGGCGATCGGCATTGCCTCGTCGCTCGTCATGCCGGGTCGCAGGCGCGGGTCGTAGAGCGCGCGGATGACGATGCGGTCGCCGTCTGAAAGATCGGATAGGCCGATCTCGGGTCCCATCAGTGTTGGCTGCAGGACGGTGGAATGAAACAGCATCCCCAGGGCATGGACCAGATCGTGGCGGATCGCCATCGCCAGCCAGTCGTCGCCCGGATCGGTCGCCAGCAGAACCGCTGCCTCGGTGATCTTGGTCGCGGTCATCGGGATGATGATGGTCATGCCAAACCCGTCATCGGCCTTCTCGCGAAGGATCGACCGGGCGGTGACATCGTCATAGGCGATTGCCAGCCGATACAGGCGTTCACGGGGGACCAGTTTGAGATAGAGGTTGGCGCTGGAATCACGCGTCCGATCGACGAGCCCGATCTCGAGACCCGTCAGTGTCGCCAAGCGGGCGGCATAGGCCGCGACCATGGGGCGCCAGCGTTCGGCGTCATCGCCGCGCAGCGCGATCCTGATCGGCGTCACCCATCTAGTGACGCGCTCGCGGCGATTGGCCCGGAAGGCGAGGCGATCGAAATGCGCCACCAGTCGCTCGACGCGGGTCACGTCCAAGGGCGACGGCGCGGGCGGATCGCGAAGGACCAACGCCACGGCCAGGCCGAGAAGGACTAGGGCCGACACGCGAAGACCCTCGCGGATAGGCCGATGCCGTAAAAAATGCCTCAACCCAGACATGCTGGATCGAGGATATCACGGGGCGGCGCGGATTGACCGGCGGCTCAGTTCGCTCCCGCCGCCCCGGCCACCAGCTCGCCAATGATCTCGCGGGCGATCGGCAGCGCCTCGGCGCGGCTCATGCCGGGGCGCAGGCGCGGGTCGTAGAGCGCGCGGATGAGTATCTGGTCGTTCATGGGAAGTTCCGTCAAATTATCCCGTATATTCAGGATCGACGGTTGAAGCATGTTCATGTGATTGCGAAACCCAATCAAATGCACCAGTTCATGGAGCGCGCAGGACTTCGTCAGTTCGGCTCCAAGGTCGGTCGCGATCAAGGCGATGCCCCGCTCGATGATACCGTTTGGAGCATGGAAGCCGCTCAGACATCTTGCGCCGTCGGGTGCGGCGTCGATGATCCCATCATCGGGACCATATCGATCGGCAAGTCGCATCAGATCGACACGATCACCTAGCAAGACCAGCAAGTCATGTGGATCATCGCTGGCGTGGTCGATGAAAAAGTCGAGGCCGGTCAACTTCGAAACGGCTCGCATTTGACCGATCAACATATTCTTCCATCGAGCCGTATCCTTGGGGTTTTCGCCGAAGATCAGGACACGGATCGGACCCCGCCATCGAGGAAGGCTCCGCGCGCGATCGCGATCACCGGCATCACCGAAAAACTGTCGATCGAATGTCGCAAGCAGAGCTTGTTTGCTGGCGTGCTCGTTCACCCGTGGTGGCGTAGGCGCATCGCGAAGACCATACGCCACCGCCAAGCCAACCAAAGCCATGGCGAACAAGCGGGCGCTTACACGCATATAGGGGTGTCGCGATAACAGTCTCAACCAGTACATGCTTTATCAGGATAGCATGGCGTGGTGGAGACGCTACTCGGTCATCGCCTGACCACGCGCGGGAACTTCGCCACGCTTTTGACGAATGCCATCCCCGACCGAATTCGAGACTTCCTTGGACCGTGGGCTGGGGCGCCCCCCAGTGGCGGCATGGGCGGAGGCAAGTCTGGCGGACCAGCCGGCGAATTCGCGGGATTACGCATTTGTTCATCTAAGATGCGTAGCGCCTCGCGAGCAAGTTTGAGTGCTGTTTCAGAAAAGCGGGAGCGGTTCGCGAGGATGTCCTCGATGTCCGCTCCCACCTGGGCGCTCGCGGGGTCGACTTCGGTCGAGGATGGGGGGATCGGCGGGCGCTTGCCGTAGAAGTAGAGGTTCCAAATGATGTCCGAGTCGAGGTCCGGGTCGCCGGTCAGCCTGGGGAAGCCGAGGCGATCCGTGGTCAAGGGCGCGCCGGTGAGAAGGGCGAAGCGACCCTCGGCCGCGCGCCGGATGGAGACCTCGATCATGGGTTTCTGGGCTTCCAACGCGGGAAACAGAAAGGGTCGCGCGGCCCTCGCGCGGGTGCCGAATTCGACATACCGGGCGTAAGCGAGATCGGTGCCGACCGAGGCGCCGAGACCGTCGTCGTCAAAGCGGGCCTGGATGTCGCCGGCGAGAGCGCCGGTATCGACACCGGAGGTGGCGCTTAGCCGGGTTTTCACGGCGTCTTCCAGGGTCAGCGCGGCGGCGAGAATCTTGAAGCGGAGACCCTCGGCCAGGGCGGCCGCGATGCGTGGAAACAGGGCCATCGGGGGCCGTGGCGCGAGTTCGATCGCGATCACGAAACGGCCGACCGTGAGGCGGCCGTCGTCGGTCCCGTCGTCGATGGGGTCGCTGGCCGCCGGCGTGAAACCGGTGACCCGGATGGACGGTCTCGGCGCGGGATCGCCACGACGCGCGCGGACCGCGAGGGTCGCCGCGCCGCCCGGAGATATCCGAACGCGAAAGCGGACCGCGAGCCCAGGCGCGATGCCCGCCCCGACGACGGCCGTGTTCATGGCCATTCGTTCCCGATCTCGGCGCGCGCGCTCACGTCGCCACGCCTTCCTCGCAGAGGAGGTCGAGGCGGCGGTCGCGTTCGTCGGGGTTGATCACGGCGCGGATGTTGAAGACGCGGGCGCCGAACAGAACCCGCATGGCGGCGGTGACGCCGTCGCGGTGGCGGATGGTGACGCGGTGGGTGAGCGGGCTTTCGATCTGTTCGGCGCGCTGGCGCTCGCGGCCCTTGAGCGGTTGGATCGCGGCCCAGACCGTGGCCACGGTGGTCCAGGCGAGGGTCGCGCCGCCGCCGCCGTCGGCGGTGAGCGTCGATTGCTGCAAGCTGACGCGGTGGCGCAGCGCGCCGGCATTTATGGCGCCGCTCACAGCCCGATCACCCGGTAGGGGCGCCACAGGGCGGCGACGCCATAGGGGACCCGGGCCGGAGTGGCGGCGGTGGCGACGGCCTCGCGATGCTCGAAGAAATGCGCCACCAGCATCAGGATGCCTTGTCCGATCGCTTGCGGAACCGCCGCCTGGCCGCCGTAGCCGGCGACGAAATCGATCTCGACCCCGGCCGCGACCCGGCCGACCGCCGGCCAGCTCTTGCCCGCGCGCAGCGCCACCCGCCCCGGCTCGTGGGCGACGTCGACGAAGTAATCGGTCGCCGGCATCACGCTCGGGCTGTCGGCGTCATCGTAGATGGTGATGGTGGCGACCGATTGCAGCGGCGGCCGGGGCAGGGAGACATGCGTCGCCGTCGCCGGCGTCTCGGCGCCGAGCCGGACCCCGTCCCACCAGGACGCCGGCCGGGTCGGGAAACGGTCGAGGCTCAGCCGCCAAGTCTGGGTCACCAGCGCCCGCTTGAGATGGCTTTCGGCGGCTTGGCGGGCGGAGGCGATCAGGTCGGTGACCAGGCTGTCCTCGGTGGTGGCGTCGAGGCGAAGATGCGCCTTGGCCTCGGCCAGCGTCACCGGCTCGGCCGTGGGCGGGGCGATCAGGGTCAGTCCTCTCATGGGCTCGGCATCCGCTGGTGGTGGAGATGGGATCGGGAAAGCGGCGCGGGGCGCGGGGGCGCGCGATGGCCCCCGGCCCCGGCCTTGTGCGCGCTCGGCCGCCGGTTCAGGCTACCGGGCGCTGGGCGGCGTTGCCGCGAACGATCACCGCCGCCAGCTTGGCGCCGACGGTGGCGCCGGCGACCGTCAGGGTCGCGCGTAGGTAGCGCTTGGCGCCGCGATAGCCGGCGCGCTGGGTGGTGTTGGCCGCGAGCGCGACGAGGCCGCCGATCAGATCGCCGGCGGCGACCGCCGACCAGGTGGTCCCGTCGTCGCTTTCCTCGACCCCGGGGGTGTGGGTGCCGTCGGTCACGGCGCCGACGACGAAGGCGATCGCCGCGCTCTCGAAGCCGCGAAGATCGACGCTGGCGCCGTTGCTGGTGGCGGTGTAATCGCCCGGCGCCAGCGAGGCGTCGACGGCGATGGCGCTGGTAAGGTCTCGGGTGGTCATGGCGATGGTCCTCCGGTGGCTCAGGCGGCCAGCTTTTGCAGCTTGATGGCCTGGAAATCGACGACGTCCCCACCGACCCGCTTGGTGGTGTAGAACTTGACGTAGGGCTTGGCGGTGAACGGGTCGCGCAGCACCCGGATGCCGATCCGGTCGACGATCTGGTAGCCGCTTCGGAAGTCGCCGATGGCCACCGACAGGCTGTTCGCCGCCGCCACCGGCATGTCGCTGGCGGCGTGGATCGGCCGCCCGAGCAGGGTCTCCTGGCCGTCGAGCCGGAGGCCGGGCTGCCACAGGTACTGGCCGTTGGCGTCCTTGAGCTTGCGGATGTCGCGCAGCACCAGGCGGTTGGCCAGCCACACCGCGCCGGCGCCGTGGGCCTCCTTGAGCGCGTGCTGGAGGTCGAGGAGGCCGTCAGCGGTGACGGCGCCGGCCGAGCCCGAGTTGATCTGTTCGATCTGGCCCCAGGCGGTGCCGGCCGGATAGGTCAGGAAGCCGCGCGGCTGGCCGACCCCCGAGCCGTTGACGAATGCGGTGTTCTCGGTGCGGGCGAACTTTTCCGCGACCTTGCCGGCGAGCCAGGTCTCGACGTCGATCGAGGCGTCGTCGATCAGCTTCTGGGTGGCCCGGGGTTCGGCGTAGATCTCGTGCGCCGGGATGGCGATCTTGGCCAGGTCGGGGCTCGCGGTCTCGGCCCGGGCCTCGGTCTCGGCGACCCAGCCGGCCCCGGCCTCGTCCTTGTCGACCAGGAGCTCGAGCGAATCCGAGCCGATCGTCTCGACGGCGGCGACGGCGCGAACCGGGCTCGATTCGAACACCGTGGCGACGATCCGACCCGACATCTAGGGGGTTACCAGATAGCCGCCCTCGGGATCGCTTCCGACCGATAGCGCCTTGGCCTCGAGGCGGGCCAACGCGCCGTCGTCGCCCTTGCGCAGATAGGCGCGAAAGGCGGCCTTGCGGCCGTCGTCGTCGGCCGCCGGGCCGGCGGCGCCACCGCCCGGCGAGCGGTTAAGGCTGGCGCGAGCGCGATCGAGGCCGTCGCGCAGGCGGTCGATCTCGTCGTCGATACGGGCGAGCTTGGCCTCGGTCAGCGCGTCGACCGCGCCGAGGTTGGCCTTTTCCTTGAGCGCCGCGTCGTTGGTCGCCTTGAACGCCTCGAAGGCGCCGGCGAGGGCATCGACCGCGGCCTTGACGTCACGGGTCTGCATGGTGTCGTTTCCTTATTCGGTGGTGAGGATGCGGGCGGCGCGCCTGAGGCTCGCCACCAGCGCGTCGCTATCGGGTTCGGGACCGGCCTCCCGCCGGCGGCGCGCCTTGAAGCCGTTGGCGGCGATCGCCTTGGCGGCCTCGCGCGAGTACCCGCCTGCCTCGCGCAGGAAGGCCTCGAAGGCGCGGATGGTGTCGGGCGGCGTCGCCTTGACGGCGTTGACGCGCGCCCCGGGACAGGCCTGGAAGGTGACCAGGCTGATCTCCCAAAGATCGACCTCGGTAAGCGTGCGCACGCCGCTCTTGGGGTCGGTGTCGGCGGCGACCGTCGAATAGCCGATCGACAGGCCGTCGATCGCGCCCGCCTTGAGCAGCGCGTGGGCCTCGGCGCCGCGCCGCACGTCGAGCAGCAGCCGGCCACGGACGCGCAAGCCCCGCCGGTCCTCGTCGATCGCTTCCCAGCGACCGATCGGCTCGCGGGCGTCGTGCTGCCACAGGAGCTTGACCCCGGCGCCGCCGCCACTACGCGCCAGCGTGGCCGCGAAGGCGCCGGGCGCGACCCGGTCGTTGAAGCCGTCGATGACGTCGAAGACGCTGGCGTAGCCCTCGAAGCCGCCCTCGGCGTCGATCGCCTTGACGGCCCAGCGCAGGTCGAGATGGGTGGTTGGCATGTGATCTCCAATAGAAACGCCCGCCGGGAGCGGCGGGCGCGAAGGGGAACGGGATCGGCGGCGCCGGGCGCGTGGCGCGGCAAGCCGGGTCGGGTCGTGGCCGTGATATGTGATGGTCGTGGCCGGTCGGGGAAAACCGAAGCCGGGAGCCTCGGCCTAGACCCGGGGCAGACGGGCGAAGGCGCCGCCGCGCTGGCCCGAGCGGACCACCGCGTTCAAGGCCCTGTTCACCGCCCGCTCCTCGCTCTCCTTGAGCGCTTGCAGGATGCGGCGTTCGACCCCGGGGGCGGCGCCCCGGGCGTCGATATGATAGGTGTTGGTCACCGACGGACGACCTTGGCCGGCGCGCAGAAGATGGTTGGGCAGAACCTCTCCGGGAAGGCGCGGTATCAAGAGCTCGGGTCCCTTTTCGCCGACCAGCGTCGGCATGCCGGGAACCAGCGGGCCGCCCTCCGCTCTCAACAGCACCGGAACGAAGGCGCCGCCGACCCCGGGAGTTGCGGGAATCGGTTTCGAAACCGGCGCGGCCGTCGATCCGCCGCCGAAAAAGCCGCCGAAGGCGCCGCTCACGACGTCGGCGACGCCGCCGACGAGACTTCCGAGAAGCCCGCGCGATCCCGTATCCGCGCCCGCCGTGGCGGACCCCAGGATATCGTCGAGAACGGTTTCGAGCCGCGTCTTGATCGGCCCGAGCAGGGAGTCGGCCACTTTCTTGAGCAATGTGTCCAAGACGTCGAGGCCGAGGGCGCGCAGTTCGTCCTCGACCCGGCGGCCGAGACCCTTGATAGCCCCGCGCTGGCCCTTCACCGCCGCCAGCATGGCCTCGCCAAAGGCGTCGGACACGGCGGTGACGGCGTCCTTGACCTCGTTGCGAACCGCGATCCTGATCTGCTCGGCGAGATCCGGGTCTGGATTCTGATTTGCTTGCTGAAGGTCTTGCTGCTTTGGGCGCGTGCTGGTATCTTGCGTCATCATCCGGGCCTGTATTATTATTGTTAATAGAGGGTTGTTTGAATTATTAATTAAGAGAGTAGGCCGTGTTGTCGATGTTTCTAAAATAACGGTCAAAGAGTGTTCTATTCTAATTCATCAAGTCGCCGTCTAGCTCCTTCCACCCCTTTTTCGGCTGCTCGACGATACCAAAGACGCGCCTTGTCGAGGTCGCGAGACACGCCTTCGCCCCGGTCATACATGATCCCGAGGCTGAACTGCGCTTCAGCGTCGCCGTTGTTCGCCGCTTTTTCGTAGTAACGAACAGCATTTATAAAGTCGCGGTTCGTCCCGCGTCCGAAATAGTAGAATCTCGCAAGATTGTACTGTGCCTGTGGATTGTCTTGTCGGGCCGAGGATCGAAAGAACTTAAACGCGAGAACGTAATCTTTCGGGATGCCGTTTCCGTTCTCGTACAAGAGCCCGAGATTGTTTTGCGCCTTGGCGTGGCCTTGTTCGGCGGCTTGGCGATACCAGCGGGCGGCCCGGGCCTTGTCGACGGGGAGCCCTTGGCCGAAATCATACAAGAGCGCCAGGTTGTAGGCCGCCGACGCCATCCCCTGTTCGGCGGCGGCGCGGTACCAGCGCGCGGCGGCGGCCGGATCGCGCGCGACGCCGGCGCCGTTGGCGAGGGCCGCGCCGAGATCGTATTGCGCTTTTGCGAGACCTTGCGCGGCGGCGGCGCGATACCAGCGCACCGCCAGGCTTGGGTCGGCGGGTACGCCGGCGCCGGTCTTGTAAGCGACGCCGAGGTTGTATTGGGCCTGGGCCAGGCCCTGCTCGGCCGCCGCGTGGGTCCAGCGTAGCGCCTGGGCCGGGTCGCGCGCGACCCCGCGCCCTTGGTCGAGAGCGTTGGCGAGATTGAACTGGCCGCGTGCGTCGCCGGCCTCGGCGGCCCGGCGGTACCAGCGCGCGGCCTCGGCCGGGTTCCGCGCCACCCCGCGCCCTTCGGCGAGGGCCGTGCCGAGGGCGTTTTGCGCCCCGGCGTGGCCGGCCTCGGCCGCGAGGCGATACCAGCGCACGGCTTCACGGGAGTCCGCGGCCACGCCGCGCCCCTCGTCGAGATAGAGCCCGAGCAGGTAGCGCGCCTCGACATGGCCGGCCACGGCGGCCTTTCGATACCAGCGCAGGGCCTCGGCGTCGTCGCGGGCGACGCCCTTGCCGGCGGCGTAAAGCGTCGCCAGGCCGAATTGCGCCCGGGTGTCGCCGGCCTCGGCCGCCGGCCGCCATTCGCGCGCGGCGGTGGCGTAATCCCCCCGCGCCGCCGCCCGTTCCCCCGCCGTGTAATCGGCCCACGCCGGGGTGACCATCGGCGCGGCCAGGGGGACGACCAGGGCGGCCGCCACGACGGCCAGGATGGCGATGACGGGGCGCGGGATCATAGTGAATTCGTTTCCATGGCATGAGAACAAACCAAGAAAATATATCCTTCCGGCGTTCCCACGTCAATCGGGGAAGCGGACCATCAAGGCGGCGAGCTCGGCCCGCGCGGGCGGCGCCGGCGCGGCCCAGCCCGCATGATGGCTGTCGAGAGCGGCCCAGAAATCGTCCGGGGTCGCGGTCCAGAAGGTCTCCGGGCTCCAGCCGAACGCACCGAGAGCGATCGCCGCATAGCGTCCCAAGGGAACCGAGCGCGACGGATCAGGGGGCATCGGCCGCCTCGCGCTCGCGGACCGGCTGGGCGACGCCGCCCAGGAGCGCCGCCAGGAACGCGCCCACGGGAGCGGCGAGCCGGGTGAAGCCTTCGTCGACGACGAGGTCGCCGACGGTCGCGTAGTCGGGAGCATTGGCGACGCCGACATGACCGCGCAGGCCAGCCCAGATGACGGCGGTCAGGTCCTGCCCGCCGAAACGGCCGGCGGCGAAATTCCGGCCGAGGTCAAGGAGCCCCATCCCGGTCTTGTTCTCGATCTCGGCGAGGGCCTGGAAGGTGGGCCGCAACGTGTGGGTCTTGCCGGCGAGGATCACCTCGACCTCGCCCCGGTGTGGGTTGGCCAT